CTCCTGTATGAAGGACAGAGGACTTGTTCCATCAACCCTAAAAGTAGCGGCATTACCTTCTGCATCACCTGCCGCGGGTGTCGCTGTGTTAGTATTCCCTGTCAATGCAGAGCCTCCATTTACATAAAGACTTGACCTTGAAGCTGCTGTAGCATTGTCTGCATCAATATAGACAGAGTACAAATACTGACGGGCAGTAATAAATGCAGGGGATGGAGTTAAGCCCGTGCTAAGTACAGGAATCAATGAGTCTGCAACCCTACTCTTACCCACCCTCAAACTGAAATTCAATGTAGGAGTTAAATAGAGCCTAACACCAGTAGCATTATAAGGGTTTGAACCTGTGGTAGATGCTTGTGTCGTGAATAATATCGTGTCATTAACTGATGAGTTATAAGATGCCACACCAAACAAACTTGAATTTGTCCCATTGTGGAAGAAATTAAACATACCTGTGCTTGATGCTACGGACATAGTGGTTGATGTACTTTCTGCATATGCGGTAAGCTTATTGTTGTACATATCAAGTACCCCATTAAGGGCAATCCTTGGTTGATTAGCGTTTACTGTTTGCGTCAAGTGCCTGCCGTTACCACTTTGGTCATATATTGTTGTAATGTAGGCAGAACTTGAGCCAATGAATGAAGTAAGTGATGACATATTAATACTGCCAAAAGCAAAACTAATGTTAGCCTCAGCGTTATCACTTGAGCGTCTCACTCTAATAGGTGACGTTATGCCTGTTTTTAGTTGTCGGCAGACAGACCAAGCAGACTGAGAACCTGAAACGCTATCCAATATGTATGGCAATGTAACAGGCCCAATGTCATTGCTATCCTTCTCTGAGAACCCATATGAGTTTGTTGCTTTCACAAGACAATCAATGTAGCCACCATCGTCACCCTTTATAACATATGTACTTGATGTCGCTCCCGGTATTGCGGCAAGATTTCTTCTCCATCTGTATGTGTACGTTATAGTACCTGCGCCTGTCCAAGTCCCATTACTTGTAACTGTAAGAGTTGAGCCAACGGAGGCAGTTCCACTTACTATTGGTGCAACAGTATTTACAGGGGAAGCTAAAGGCACCGCGGCACTATTACTTGAACTTACAGTTGTCGAGCCCATACTATTTGTGTTTGTGACATCACATATAATAATCTTACCGCCATCTGCTGTTGTTACTGCGTAAGTGGATGCTATTGCGCCCGGTATTGCGACTCCATCTCTTTTCCATTGATAACTAAATGACATATTTATTTTTTACAAAATTACAAATTAAATCCAAGTCCCATCGCTTGTTGTTATTACATCTCCGGGATAAAGCGTTGTGTATGACAATAATGGAGGCACTGTATTTGAAGGAGGCACACCACAACCGCAGTTTGTTACTGTTACTATGGGGTTTCCTTGTATGATAACCCAAAGAGGCACACCTGTTGTTACATTGTTAATGCATAGTGTTTCACCCTCTTCCTGATTTACTGAAATCTCAAAAGATGAGGATTCGCCTCCGCAGTTATTATCCCCATTTGGAAAGTTTACTATAGCAGTATCTTCTAATGAGGGGTTGTATACATTCACGGTCAAGCAATCCTCTCTATCGCCACAACTCAAACAATTACAGCATACCTCCTTCTGAGGGGATATTGTTTCAGAATCTGTGTAGCACAGGTTAACAGGAACAGCATCCCTAAAGTCCCAAATCAAGTATATGTAATTTCCGGCACCTGATATAACAGCATCGGCATACCACGTTGTGCCCGAACCTGAAATAGGTGTTGCCAAACTTGCCGCGACAATTAAGCTATTGATTCCTGTTGTAGTATTAGGATACAATGTAGATGACCTTAGGTACCTAAACTTATCATTTGTTGGGTTAAATACAAACGTATCAGGAGTTATCTGAGAGGATTGAATCCTTACCGTACTCCCACTCGGAGGCATATTTGATGCTCCTTCATATCCTGAAATTATATTATAAAAAGACACAACAGGAGGAGTAGTTCCGCTCAGTAATGTTATTGGAGTTGATTGTAGGGGACTTGTGTATACACCATCAATATACCTGTACTGAACGTGGGTAGTGTCACCTACATCCGCATTATTTGCAAGAACAACCTGAACAACATTAATAAGCGCAGCATCAGGGCAGTTTACTATGAACTCACATGAAAAAGCAGCGCTATATATAAGTTGAATGTATACTAAATTATCGGCAACATAACCCTTCGTAAAAGTAGCAGAAGTATTTCCTGATATAGATGTATTGACAGCAACTCCACTTGCATAAACTGCAAATAATTGAAATGATGTACCTACAAAGTTGTTTATATTTATGGTTACATCACCAACATACTGCCCCAAATCAACAATAAAATAATAAATTGTATTTGCTTGGTCAGGAGTATCAAATGAGAAAACTTGTGTTGTACCGCACGGAATGTTTTCATTTTGTGTAGGTATCTTTATGTTGTTTGTACTTAGAACGTACTCGTTCATATACGGGTCGTACCCGCCAAGCTTTTGTGTATTATAAGACTTGTTGAATTCATCTCTGAACCAAGTCCTCATACCAATATCAGACACTACAGACAATGCATCCTGTTGCATTGAATCACCAATGATGTTTATAACAACACCCCTCTTTGTGTCCGTGAAGTACCTATTGTAACCCCAATGAACATAACTCTCAGGGTTGAAGCTTATGCCATACTTCTCTACACGGGCTATTTGCGTTCCAAGAACCTCAGGAACTGAAGTTATTGCGCCACCGGCCGCTGAATCTGATAGCAAGTTCTTCCCGGCAAGCACATACGATATCTTGTCCTCCTGTAGTACAAGAACATCGGTCTGCCTTCCGTCAAGTATGTATATGTCACCGAATGATGCCTCAAGTTTTTTGTAATCAAATAGGCCCAAGTTAAACTCGTTTAGTTTGTTCACGTTTGTCTCAGCATTGTATATACCGCTGTATGTTATATCAGCAAACCTGTCAGACATTTTATAACTCTGCTCTGAGACAGTGTTGACCCTTTCGCCAAGAGTAAAGTACCGACCAATAATTGAATCACGAACCTTATAACTCTCAACACCATTGCCAAAAGTAAAGCAATTAAAGAACCCTGTATCTACTATTGCAGGCGTTGATGTGGCTATATCTTGATTCTGTACGTTGCCGGCATGGTTTAAATTTCCACTATTGTTAGTAATTTCAAATGAAAGGTTGTTCTCAAAGAATACATCAGGGAGCGCATCTGTTGCCTCTGTTTCAAAAATCAATTGCCCATTAGCACGAAATACTGTTATCAAAACTGTAACGTAGTACCTCATCCAATTTTTTTGATTAATAATAGACCCTAAACAGCTTTCTCCTGTACCAAACTGCAATATCCTTTTGTTTGTTACAGGGTCATAGTCAAACTGAAGGTAATTTACTGAGTTTGAAAATGTGCTTAACACCCCAACTGATGATATAAAGCTTAAACTTGTACCATCTATTGAAGTCCCTGAATTAAGTGTTAAATTAATGTTGTCACCAGTAAACCAATCTTGGAAATTATCGTAGTTGTTAGATACAGTGTATGTTTTTTCAAGCACATAACCCTTATGGTCACAGTACCCGCCACCCGGCTTACCTGCTCGATTCCATTTAAACTTTACAACTACCTTACTTCCGGCAGGTACTGTAAAGTCCTCATACTCCCATAATGGATTTAACGTGTCAAAACCCGCCCCCTTAAAAATATTAACTGGATAAGGTAGCACAGCATAATTTCCCGGCCCCGAAAATGGGCCCGGTGGGGCATATGTTTCACCAATACCTAAGTTAACATAGGAATTAGGGTCTTCAACGACACTAAATTCAGAAGGATTTATTTTCATGTAAGTACCACCAAGAACTGCAATCCCGCTCGTTGGAATTATAAAGTTTGCTGTTTTCACAGCCTTTTCAAGGACGGTAGCGTAGGCACAACTTTGAGTAGGCCCGCTCGTGTCGGCCTTAACTATTAATCTGTCACCCGTTTCTACCTTACGAATATTTTCTCCTTCAAGATAGAACCACGTTTCGTTTGTGTCAGGGTCTTTAAAATATATTTGAGAGTAAATTGTTTCGTAGTACTCAGCACTTGGCTTTATTACAAACTTGTATCTCTTTGCCCAGTATGGTGCAATTTGAGTAGGAGGTATAGTAACCTGTATACTATTTTGACTTGCTGAATAACCGCACGGAACGTGTACTGTATTGTACGGGCTAACTAATGCTGTTGATGCCCTGTTAAACTCGTCCATGTACACAATCCCAATCTCATAATCCCTATTACTGTGAAGGCTCTTTGGTGATGCTATATCTTGAAATGTAGCTATTGTAGACGTTATTTGATAGTATTCATATACAGTATTAGTTGGAGCAGTATGGTTATCGACAAATTTCATTGCCGGCAATTGGAAACCTATCTCAGTACTTGATGGGGTTGTTAGTATACCAATTGCCTGACCCGCTGCCGTAATCCCACTCGCATCTTTAAGCAATGTGCCTAAACTTGCCGGTATGCTACAGTTAAACTCATCTGTCAATGTTATACCATCGCAGGAGGTAGGCGAACCGGGTACAGGGCTGTAAACAGGCTTTATGTTCCCAATTGGTAATGATGTACCAATAGCAGCTTGAAATTCGCTGCTTGTAGCCATTTGATACACGGATGTATATGAGTTTGGCAGTATAAATATAAACTCAAATGTTATTAATTGTGTTTGTGCCGGAAGTGTTCCTCCGCTAAAGGCAGCGTGTTCAAATGACACCAACATTGTGAGTGCGGCACCTTCATTAAGGGTAATTCCATTAAAATCAACATATGTTACAGCGTCCGCTATTGACTGGCTCCCATCTATACTATAGTTCCCAATTTCTTGGCTGTCGGTTAGGCTATATAATTCAATGTCGTTTGTTATTAGTTTGGCTGAGTACTCAAGCTTTAAATTATTGCCATTGCTATCAATTAAGTCATAACCTTCAACATAGTTGCCATACATAAGCCTGTTGCCCATAATTGTTTGAGCCTTTGCCTTTAGTGGTACGTTGTCGTATAGTCTCAATAATTCAGACTCAGGTAGTATTGTAAATATTTTACTGCTGTCAAATACAAACGTATAGTCAGTATTGTCAGACAGACCAACATTGTTCTTGTCAATTTTCTCAATTATCTTGATAATGTTATTGGCAGATTGCTTGAATAGTAGGTCAACACCAACAACAAGAGGGCTGCCTGAGTTATATGTAACCTTTGCGCTATTGCATGAGTTTGTCATACCCTCGTTAAGCATACTGCTTACGGCAAACTCAAACGACTTAGGGATGAACGATACGTCAGACCACTGAGACGTTGCTGAGTACTCGCCATCGATATAGCGGTACCTATATGCAAATGATATGAAACGCGTATCTAAATAGTTCTCCTGACCGCTTGCAGCAAAAGGCTCTACAGTAGGTGATTGTATTGGCGGTTTTTTAATTACCATTAACTCCTCGTTTGTAAATGGGTCAGGACTATTATTTGTTAAAGGTTTAAGATAATTTCTTTTTACATTTATCACCCTTGGTTGATTGTAGTCATCAGTAAAAAATAATAGGTCTTCAATAATATTGACACCTGTTATTAAGTAATCAGGGTTAAAATTTAATATTGTTGTGCCATCGTTAATAACTGCATCCCAAATTGATACAACATGATAAACTAAAATCTGAGTCAATATATTATATGACACAATTAGGTCGCATATGCCTGTTTGGCCTGATTCAATATATGCCGGGTCATGTACAAACCAGTAAATCAAATTATTGGCACTGTCTTGGATTGCGCCTATTGTCCTTGCTTGTGTACTAAGTTGTGAAGAGTTAATCGGTGCTAATTGCGTAAGAGGAAGGTTTCCCTTAGTGTTTTCAATTACACCTATTTCAGATTGTTCCGTAGAGCCCATCCGAATATTCATAGCATCGATATACTCTCCATCAGGTAAAAGACGTTCGTCAACTACCTTGTTCATTCTACCGGCTATAAAATTTCTTGAAAGTTTAGACATACTTATTTAATTACTTTGTCCATACCACGCAAGTTCATTAACAATCTTCCGGGATGTATGTTACTTATTCTAATTTTTGCATTTCTTAACAGCGCTGAACGCTCCTTTCTTGCTCTGTTGATTATGTACTCCTGAACGCCAAACTTTGAGTTAAGAATTTCAAATTTGATTGCAGCATAGATGTACTGCTCAAACATCTTGTTCACCCTAACCTGACTCGTGTCCCCATTCTCCATCCCATCAGAAACATATTCAAGGATACACAACTCGTCTGACATTACAGAGCCAAAGTTAATGACACCCCTCCGTTTATCAATGGTAAATGTAGGGTTTGCATTTGCGGTCTCTGTGTTAAGACCAAATCTTGTACTGAAATCATATTGGAAGTACCAAAGTCCGTCAATGTTCCAACCCTCATACCCATAATATGGGCCCGGCTGCAAGTATATGCTCTTCTTTGTACCATTAAGTCGGTCTTGGTCGATGTTTGAGTTCTGAGGCTCAAGCACATTACCATTTTGGTCAAATAGAATCATACCTTGGTTATCCTGAAGGTAGGCGCTTGATGACATAATCTGAATATTCTCTGTAAGTGGCCGTAGATAACCGTCCTTGTACAGGGATATCCGAACCCAATTTACATAGTCAGAAGGTAGGATGTAGATAAGTGAACTTGGGACAGTCAACTCAAGAACCTTGATTTCCTTGAAGGCATCGTAGTTAAGTTCTTGTATTGCACGTTTCGCGTGGAATAATATCTTGTAACGCTCCTCATTGTTCACCAATGAGTGGTTGCCCGAATACATCAGAAGGAAATTGTTTACAACATCCTGAAGGCTGATATATTGATACGACCCCCAATTCGCATCGGTGGGGGCCGTTCCATTATTTGTGTAGTATTGATACTGTGTTGTGTACGCCATTGCTTGTTATTTTATTGTTGTTGCTGTTGTTGCGCGCTTCCAAATTGTGATACAGCTATCTCACGAATTACGATTCCACAGTACTCAAGTATTTTTGTAACAAGTTTGTACTCATCCTCCTGAGGCAGTTCAAAGTCTTGGTAATCTATTTGTGATTGGTCAAACACTGGCTCACCGCTCGATAGCAAACTATACGTCCACTTTGGCGGGGCAGGGTACCTAAAGTAGTCGGCCTTTACAGCGCCATATCCCTGTATTGTTGCGGGGTATAGTGTCATTGCATCTCCAATATTTGTGTAAGCCGGGTATATCAATGATGGTGCCGTAAGGTTTGACGCAACCAATTTTAAAATATTCCCATTTGATATACTTTCGGCTTCAGCATTTGCGCTTTTGTATATGGTATAGTCTCTCATACCTACTAAAAATATATCATCGACAAGATTTAGAGTTGTTTGACCTGCAACAGAAAGAACAGTCGTTGATACAAATGTTGATGTATTTATTACAATATCACCTACTGAAACTCCTGCCGTAACAAATGTAGCTAATGAATCAACCAATTGGTTAGCTGACACTGCCGTGGTTGTCCCCGATGTTACCTGAGACCCGTACACC